CTATTAAATAAGAAGTCTGGTATATCATCTTTTGCAAAAGTATTATTGTTTATTAAACCCATAATTGAACAATACGAGTCTGCATAATCAGAAACATCTAGTTCTCCGTTTAAGGCGTCTTTTCTTAATACCCAATCATTTAATCCATTTGCTGTATTATCTGTTTTTGGTTGTTGAAAAGGATAGTGAAATGCACCAGCTCCCTTTTTATAAAAGTCTTCAAATCTAATACTTAATTTATATGAAGCGTCTGTATGTTTCATAAAATCAGTATCTTTGATTTGTAATAAAGATAGCCAATTATTAATTTTACCTATCGTACTTTCACCAACACCAATGATAGGCGCATTTGGTGATTCGATTAGTGTAATTTCTTTTTTAGGAAATTGATGTGATAAAGTAGCAGCCGTCATCCAGCCTGCTGATCCACCACCAACAATAATTATTCTGTCAGTTTTCATTATAAAAAATATTCTAGTGTCGATTTCTTAACTGTTTTCTTTTTTCTTTCTTTTTTGACTTTTTCTTTAGCCACCACAGAATCATCTATAGTAGTATTTTGTCTTAAAAATTCTGAGAATTGATTTCTAAACTCCCTATCTTCACCTGGTTGTAATGTCATATCATCATAGTTGGCGTCTATTATTAATTTATTCTTAATTGTAGTTTGTTTTTTTTCTTTCTGTATTCTACGAATAAACGCATAGTAGATAATTTGTGTAAAGTAGGCAAAGGGGTTGTTTGATTTATCTGGATTAAAGTTATCCAAATATTGCAAACAGTTTTCAATTCCGTCGGAAATCATGTCGTCTTTAAACGTATAGTTTATAAAGTTAGGTCTATACGATAAGTGGTTTGCGATTTTTAAGAAACAACTACCAATATAATCTGTTACAGGTGGTTTCTCCTGTTTTGCTTTTGCAGCCTTTTCAACAGCGTTTTTGTAACCAATCATGGCCTGCAAAAACTCTTTATTATTAACGTAATGTTCTTTTTCTTTTTTTGATCTCATAATATACTCACTATATCATTATTTTTTGTTTTTGTCAATGTTCATTGGAGCATTGACATTTGAATAATTTTAGTTATAATAGGCGTGTCGCCTGTGATAAGGGCTATTAGGTACTAATTAAGTACCTTCTTAACATCTCTAAAACTATTAAATATTTCATTTAATTTCTCATTCTCTTCATCGGACAATTCATCATTTCGGAACACATTGTCGTCTATTTTCTTTTCTAGTTTATCATAATCTTTGGAAAAATTAGCATAACTTTTACTCATCTCATCTGTAGCATTTGTTATTGTTATAATTTTATCTTTAGGGATAGTAATAACAATATCATGTGTGTAAGCCGCCCACTTCATTAAAGCTACATAATCTTTAACACCACCTGGTGTCATTTGAGGTACATACTTTATTTGAAATGGTCGCTCTACTCTTAACATTGGTGAATTAGTTGGCAATTGTTCGTTTGGCATATTGCAAACAATATCATCGCCGTTTACCAGTTTGACTATTTTTATATCTTGTTCCATATTACTTTAACTCTACGTTATGTATTTCGTAATTAAACTCTTCTTGTCCATATATATTTATTCTTTCTCTAAAGTGTGCCAAAGTGTAGTTCTCTTTTTCATTATAAGTTAAATCATCTGATATATCGTATAATGTAGCTTCTGATTTATTATCTTTTAATCTTAAACCTCTACCAATACTTTGTAAATTTCTTATGCGAGATTTAGAAGGACTAGCAAAAATAATGTTATGCAAATTCCGTATATTAATTCCGGTTGAGAAAGTGCCGTAAGAAGCCACAATAATGGCGTTATCCGATTTTTCGGTGATTTCTCTGATTTTTTCTCGTTCATCTGTTTCAACTCCTCCATAGACAAAGAAAACTTTTTTGTTTTCTGCTTTGTCTTCTATCATTTGTTTTAAAATTGTTCCGTGTTTTTCTACATACTGAAACAAACATAGTGTATTTCCAATACTGTTTACAGCTAAGTTTCTAATAAATTTATTTCTCTTTTCATTAGCGACCAAGTAATCCATTTCTTCCTGATATGTCTTATCTTTTAAAAAATGTCTAGCGTTTTTATCATGTTGTAATACCAAACAAAATATTTTTAAATCGGCTAGTTGTTTATTTTCTTGTAATTCACTTGTAGATATTACCTTATTGACTGTACCAAACAGTCCTTCTAAAACTAATTTGTGTGTCTTTGTACCATCTAAAGTACCTGTTAAACCAACTCTATATTTACATTGTTCTAATTTAGTTAATATCTTAGTTAATGAAACTGCTTTAAATAAGTGTGCCTCATCACCAATTACCATACCGAATTGACTAAACCATTTTTTAGGTTGATTGTATATTGATTGCCATGTAGATATAATAACTCTTTTCTTTGTGTCTTTGTCATGGCCTTGATATATTCTATGTACGTTACGTTCACTATTGTAACCATAATCTTTGAAATCTTTAAATAATTGTTCTACTAATGATGTTGTAGGTACAATAATTAATATCTTATCTTGTTTTTTATCTCTTAATCTTACTAGATTGTATATCAACATTAAGTAAACTATTAATGATTTACCTGAAGCTGTGGGTGATAACAACAAACATCTACTCTTTTTAATAGAATGTACAAATGCTTCTTTTTGATAATCTCTTATCTCAATCTTTGGTATTTTAAGTGCTTTTAAAAATCGGTCAACCACTTTATCATCAACAACCACATCTTTAATCTTCGTACCATCTACTACTTGGACATTGTTTTCTTTACACCAATTTAAGATATAAGGATATAATCCTGCATATATTTGACCGTTTGCATACGAAAATAATCTTATCTTTCCGTCCCATACTCTGTTTCGAAACTGAGGCATAAACTTAAAACCAGGTACCTCAAAAGTAAAGTACTCTGATATATCTCTCCTAATATCGGCGTCAGCTTCAATCTTTAGATGTACTTCATCTTTTTTGTCTATGATAATATACTTTGTTGCGGTCATTTAAAACTCTGCTGATTGATATTCTTCGGAAGAACCAATCTTACCTTTAAACATAATATTCCAGGAAATAGATATTCTTTCCTCTTGTGTAGTAGGTACATCGTGTTCTAGCCAAGAAGGAAACATTAACAATCTATTTGTAGTTGCTGGATAAAACCATGTTGTTGAATTTTCTTTATTATCTTGCCAAGCTCTAGGAATTAAAATTCTTGTTTGTGGTCTAGGATCAAAAAATCGTATTTCTGAATTCTTTGCTTGTATATAGTAAACACCACTTATAACATTATTTGAATGTGTATGTAATGAATGACTTTCTCCAGGCTTTAATACGTTAGACCACATATCTGTAATTTGATAGTCTTCTACATTCCACATCATATCAATAAAATAAGATTGTGCAATATTATAAACTCTATCAACCAACTCTTTATATTTTAGTTCGTATTGTAATTTAGGCCTAGATTGTTTTTTAGGTGTAGAGAGTATATCTTCTCTCATTGTGTTGATATATTCTTCTTTTAAAAGATTATCAACTAAAAAAATTCTAGTAGGAAATAAATCTTCTTTTAAAATATTCATTAAATTGCGCCACTAGTAAACTTCTTCCAATCTATAGAATTTTTTATAGTAAATGTTCTATTTGTTATTTGTCTAATTGTTCTATCTAAGAAATCAACAACAACATTTAAATAATCTACCTTTTGTTTTATTCTCTGTAAATCTTCGTCAGCTTCTAAGTATTTGTCTATATCAGTTTTTAATATTTTTAAATCAAATGGTTTTTGTGCATATACTGAGGCGTCTGCCTTACCAGTATAATATTCCCACTTATCTCTTTTGATTGTTCTATATTCAGATTCGGCACGACTCAACATTAACTTAAACTTTGTTAAGTGTTTCATATATTTGTTGTGTAATTGTGGTGTTTTTAAAGACTCTAAATCTAACTCCGAATCATTGATAGACAAGTCTTTATCAGCCAGTTCTTGTAATTTTTCTAAATCCATAATATCTCCATTATATCACAAAACTATTGAAATGTAAAGCTTTTACGAGGTAGTAACAGTAGTTGCCGAAGCACCTACACTCGCAAAATCATAAATCAAATAGCTAAATGTAACCGTAGCAGTAAGATAATTAACATCTTCAGCCTGTTGGTCGTATTGCAATCCACTCAAAGAAGTAGGATATAAATCTCTAAATCTAACTTCTTGTACAGCATTATTTTTACTTGTTAGTATAGATAGTGTAGCGTCTGAATATGTAGCACCAGCGTCCGATGTACCATATTTTACTTTACCTGGTTCTGTAGAAACAGAATTAGTTGTAGGAAATCTATCTTCACCTGCACCTGTTAAGTTTCTATATTCAGAGTAATCTCTTGGAAAACCTAGACCAACTAGCCAACCATGTATTTCTTGGTAGTTTTCTAAGTTTTCATCAACTTGAAATGAAACTTGTAAATCTTCGTAGTTTAACTGGTCACCTGGTGTTGGTATGTTCTTTAATGGTGTTTTTTGAACAGCTGTGCCTAATGTAATACCAGGTATATTTACTTGTGTTACAAAAAATTCTACTTTAGGCAATTTAAGTATTGAAAATTTAAACTGAGTAGGTGAAGCATAATCTTGCGATGTTGGTTGCCTTAAATAACTATTAGTTGTTGTCATTTTCTGCCTTGTCTAAATCTTGCCACTCTTTATCATAAGCTTTTAGGAGTAACTCGTATTCTTTTTGAGTTAGTATTTCTTTTTGTTTTTGAATATTATCTAACTGCTTTTGTAAAAAATCTTGTCTTTTCTCTGGTCCAGGAAAAACTATAATAGAAAGTAATAGTATTCCTAAACATAAACCTATTATCCAAGATAATTGAAATAGTGTCTTTTTCATAATACTATTTATCCATACCGGAGGCATAAAAAAAGGGGCGATGTTTAAAGTCGCCCCTTTTGAATTGTGTAAGATACACAAAAGTATCAATATTACATTAAGTTTGCAACTTGTACTCTTCTGTAGTATCTGTTAGCATTCGCTGAACCTGAACCGTTAATAACAGCTGCGTCACCAGTACCTGCTTCAGCAAATGGGTTTGCTTGTAAGCCGTATCTAGTTTTGAAACCGATTTTCGGTTGGAAAGTGTCTTGTCCAACTGCTCTCACCATTTGTAGTGGAACATATGGGCAATAGAACATACCAGCATCGTAAGGTGAAGTACCTTTGTAACCTACAACGAAGTATTGCTTCGCAGCTTGGTTAGCTGAGTATGGATCAATGTACACTTTGTATCTACCGTTTAATACACCAGCAAAAGTATTACCAGTATCGTCAACGTTTAGATTGTTGTTCAAAGCAGGTGTGTAATCTAAAACACCAGCCATTTGCAATGCGCTAGCAACGTCTGAAGAACAGATAATCATGTTACCTTTTCCACGTCTAGTTCTCATAGCGATTGTGTTTGCTTCTCTCTCAACTTGGAACATAAGACCTTTAAATCTTTCAACTGACCATCTACCGTTTGAGTCTGTATCTAAATCAAAGATACCTTCAGTAGTTGTGTTGATTG